GATAATGACAAAAGTAGTAGTAAGATTACCAGAACCTAAAAAAGAATATAGTGAAGATAACCAAAGACAAATTAACAAAGCATTAACTAATATTATTGAACAATTAAACTCAACATATCTAACACAACAAAAAGAGGACCAGGAAAGATTTACCTGGTTAGGATTAGGATAATGGCAAATATATACAAAAATGATAAAGTAAGTTTAACTAATACAGACGTTACAACTTTGTATACTGTGCCAAGTAATTCTCGTGCTATTGTAAAATCTATTTTAGTTGCGGAAGATGCAGGAAGTGCAGCGGTAGTTAAAGCAACATTAACAAATTCAACAGGAACAGCTTTTGTAATTGATAATAATGTAAGTTTAAGTGCTAACGAAAAAGAACAAATTTTGACTGAACCTTTAATTATGACGGAAAGTGAAATATTAAAAGTTCAAGCAACTAGTGGTGCAGTAGATATAATTGCATCAATATTAGAAATAAACAGGGAGGACAGATAATGTTTGTAGAACAAGAAGAATCGTTTGAAAAACAAACCATCGATGGTGTTGAAGTAACAGTTTACAAACCTAGAGTTGAGGTTACTGTAAAACATATGACAACAGGCCAAGAGTATGGATCAGACGAAGAAGCAAAACAAGACGTAGATGATCCTAATACAGACACTAAACAAGAAGACATATCTAGAAGTGTTCATATTAAGGTACAAAGCATACCACTAGGTGGTCAAACTAATATGTTTTAAGGACGTTGACGAATGAATAAAAACCTTGTAAATTGTAATACATTCGCCTTTTTACAAGCTTTGCGAACTTGCTTTCATCGTATAATATAAAGAGAAACTATGGGATTTTTAAAAAAAATATTCAAACCAGTATCGAAGGTATTAGATAAAATAGTACCTAATGAAATAAAACCATTATTGCCATACGCAGCAGCATTTGCGCCTATGCTTGCTCCAGGTATTATGGGAAGCAGTGTATTATCAAGAGCTGCAATGGGTGGTGGTTTAAATATTTTTGGACAACTTGCACAAGAAGGTAACGAAGGTGATATTAATTTATTATCAGCGGGACTCGGAGCGTTGTCAGGTGCAATGTCTGCACCAGGAACTGAAGCAACAACAGCTCCAACAGATTTAAGAGCAGCATCAAGCATAGGTCCAGGAAATGCAGTAGCTGGTTCTATTGATCCAGGTATAGCAACAGAAACTATAAATTATACAAGACTTCCAGGATTTGGTACTCCAAGAGTAGTTTCTCCAGGAGTTCCAAGTGCTTCGGAATTTTTTCAAGGTTTTTCTGATGCTGCACAAGGTCAAACTGGTGTAATGGCATCAGGCCAAAGATTCCTTGGAGATACTTTAGCTAAAGGTTCAGAAATGTACGCAGCAGGAATAGCAGATCCATTTAGTAAAGCAGGTTTTAAAGCAGCTATATTACCAGCGGCAACAGCAACTGGTGACTTAATGTTTGCACAAGCTAAAAGAGATCAAGATGCTTATGAAGATGCAATGGCTGCAGAAGCTGAAGAGGAAGGTGCATCAGATGCATCAAGAGCATTTGCAATTAGACAATCTATGGAAGCTTATGGCTTTAGTGAACAAGAAATTTTAGATGCAATAGAAGCAGCAGGATATAAAGCTGGTGGTAGAGTAGGTTTTACTAAAGGTGGAGATGTTATGAAAGCTGTAGAAAGAGGAATAAGTCCATCTGAAGCTTTAGATATTTATGAAGAATTTAAAAAAATAAAAGAAAAATATGGTTATGAAATGTCTTTTGATAATTATTTAGATGGAGAAATGTTTTCTAAAGGTGGTAGAGTAGGATTAGAATTTGGTGGCATACCAGCAGCACTTGAAAATATAGAAGACGATGAAATGAAAGATACTGCAAAATTTGTATCTGCTATGGATGATATGGATATACCTATTATGGATATAGTAGAAGAATTTGAAATACAATTTAAAAGAAAACCAAATAGTTTAGAAGAAATAAAAGAATTTTACAAAGACAGATACGACTACAAAGGTCCAGGTGATGTTAAATTAAAAGAAACAATGGAAGAATCTTTTAGAGAAAAAGCAGCTGAAGGTGGCTTAATGAATCTTGGTGGTAAAGAAATGGATTTAAGAGGTGGAGGATTTGTACCAATTGGTAAAAAAGAAAAAGCAGACGATGTGCCTGCAAGATTATCAAAGAATGAATTTGTAATGACTGCTGATGCAGTTAGAGCAGCAGGTGGTGGTAGTGTTAATGAAGGTGCAAAGAGAATGTATAAAGCAATGAATGAATTAGAGGCAAGAGCATAATGTCAACAACAACAACGATAACAAAACCAGCACCGGTAATAGAAGGTTCGCTTACCGCCTTTTTAAAATCAATTGATAAATTAGGTAAAGGTGCGGTACCATCTACTTTTGCAGGTATTGATACATCTAAATATGATCCAAAAGTTGCAGCACAGGATGCTTTACAAAAACAAGCAGCACAAGCAGCGGCAGGATTAGGAGCACTTACAGGTCCAGATGCATACAAACCTTTTATGTCTCCGTATCAACAAGAAGTTATTGATACAACACTAGCAGAATTTGACAGAAACCAAGCAATCCAAGATACAGCAATGAGAGATCAAGCTATCGCAGCCGGTGCTTATGGTGGAGGTCGTGAAGGTGTTATGGCAGCGGAATCTGCAAGAGGCGCAGCAGCAAGCAGAGCACAGTTACAAGCACAATTATTAAATCAAGGATTTCAACAAGCACAGCAAGCAGCGGCAGCAGACTTACAAGCACAACAAGGTTTGGGTGGCTATCAAAGTCAACTAGGTCAACAGCAACAAGCGTTCGCACAAGCTGGATTAGATGCAGCACAAATCGCAGCAAGAGAAAAAGAATTTCAACCATTCACACAATTAGGATTGATTGGTCAACAACTTGCACAAATTCAACCAGGAGCATTCCCGACTCAAACAGTCGGATATGCACCACCAGCAGCTCCGGCTAGTCCTATGTCACAATTCCTAGGAGGTGCCGCAGGTATCGCAGGTATTGGTGGTAAACTAGGATTATTCGGCTAATGAGTAAAATTTTAAGAAGACCAATGTTTAGAGGTGGGCCTGTATCCAGTTATGGAAATGGTATTGCTACGGGATTAGCGGACGGTGGTAGAGTTGGCTATAATGTGGGTGGACCTATTTATCAATCAGGATATTCAGCGGCTCCAGGCACAGGTATAACAGGTGCTGATGTTAAAAAAATGGCTGAAAAAAAAATATTTACATCAGGGTTTGGTAAAGATACTGCTCAACTAAATAGCACATTAAAAGATTTATACATGAACTATATACAATCACCTTTAGAAAAAGGTGGTAATAGATTTATAGATTACATGGCAGGAACTGAATTTGAAGATAAAGATTCTCCATTCTTTGGTGATCGAAAAGATTTTAAAAGAATTTATGAAAGAGATGTAATGCCTGAAGCAACTAAACTTTCTAATGAACTAATACCTCAAATATCTTCTGAAGATGAATATGAAGAAGCTTATATGACTCCTGAAGAAGTTAAATTAAGAAACGAACAAAGAAAAAAATCTTACATAGACAATCCTGTATATGATGCAAGAGAACAAGCTATTATAGATCAAGAAGGTCTTGAACAAGTTAAGAAAATTAGAGATAGAAAAAAAGGTGAAGAAATGCTTACCGATATGAAAGGTGGCGGAACAGATGCATCTAAAGATGATTTTGAAATACCAGTGGGTGTTACAGAAATGGAAGGTGAAGAAACAGTTGATGGAGGTGCAGTAGGATATAAAGAATTAGCAGATAGTTATTACGAAGCAATGCAGGCTGGATCTGATGAAAGATTAGCTGAAAGATTAGCAGCAGCAGATGAAAGATCAGCAGAAAGATTAAAGAAAGCACGAATAGGTGATGTCTCTGATTATTTATTAAAATTCTTTGAAGGTTCACAAAAAGAAGGTGCAACTGTAGGATCATCTGCAGCAGAAGTTGCAAAATTTGCAACAAAAGGACCAAGCAGATCTGAAAGAGAAAGAGATAGAAAAGATATAAGAAGAGAAAAATTAGAAGATGCTGCAGCTAACAGAGAAGAAGGAAGATTCGATGCTGCTACTCAAATGGCATTTAAAGAATTAATGCAAGAAAAAGGTTTTGACTTTAAAGATCTACAATCAGAAAAATCAGTTAACGCTGCAATGGAACGATTAAAACTACAATTAGAAACTTCAGAGTCTATCGCAGAAAAAAGAATTATTGCACAAAGAATTAGAGATTTAGAATCATATAAAAATAAAGAATTTTCACCAGGTATAACCGAAAAAAATACTAGATATCTATCAAGCCTAGAGCCAGGAACTAAAGAACATAATATTGCTCTTAAACAATCTGGATATGCTAATAATATATTTAGACAAGCTGCTAACGCCGCTAATGATTTAGAAGGATTTGCTTATACGGTTGATGATGTACTTTCAGATGGTCCTATTTATTACAAAGACTGGGGTGGTTTATGGAAAAATGATGGATCTCAAGAAGATGGAACTTATCTAATTGAAGAAACAAAAGAAATTTTACAAGTTAAAGACGGCGCAGAAGTATCTAGAAAAAAAATTCAAATGCAATAAGGAGGTTAAATGGGATTAATTCTTGATTTAGGAGCTCCAAAAGCCGAAGAACTACAACCAGCAGAAGAAAACAACGAAATAAGCACATTCAAATCAGCAATGGCTGGAATCGGTTCTGGTCTTTTTAAAATACCTGAAGGTTTCATATCTACAGGTGCAATGTTTTATGATTTATTTAATGACACTGATAAAGCTGCAGAAGTAGAAAAATATTTTGCAGAGATAAATCCTTTTGATGAGATGGCAGAAGCAACAGCTGCCGGTAGAATTACAGAACTAATTGTTAACATCGGTGTACCAGGTGGATTTGCAGCTAAAGCTGCATCTGGTATCGCTCGAGCAGGTATTGTTGCATCACAAAGTGGTAGACTAGTAAACCTTGGAACCAAAGCTGGTAAAGAAGCTATTGAAGTTATTGGTAAAAAAGCAGCTACAAAAGTAGCACCTCAACTTACCAAAACAGGTAAAGCTCTTACATTTGGATCAGGAGCACTAGGAGCTGGTGTTGCGGAAGGTATTTTTGTAGCCGATACAGAAGAAGCGGGAACGTTTGGAGATTTGGTAGGAGGTTTTACAGAATTAGACAGAGGTTTAGAAGGCACAGACTATGACCCTGGAAGAGAATTATTAAATAGATTAAAGTTTGGAACTGAAGGTGCTTTGTTTGCTGGAGCTATTGGAGGCGCAGGTGTTGCAATTAAAAAATTAAGAAACACAGACAATGCAGGACAAGTTGTTAATGGTAGATTTAACAAGTGGCTAGACAAATGGGTTTCCCAACCTTTTAGATCCAGAGGTAAACAAACTAAAGAAGCATTTCAACAAGAAAGAAAATTAGTAGGAGCTGAAGCTTCGGATCAAAATGTTACTGAAACACTTGTTAGAGAATTAGATGGGCAGATAAGTAAACTTTTTCCATTTTTTAAAAGAGCTATTGGTGACAAAACTGTAGATGCTCAACGTAAGTCACTTCTTCGACAGATGAATAAAGTTTTATTATCTAGTGAGAAAAATGCAAATAAACTAGATCCGATTATTGAAACAACTACTGATGCTACTGGAGAGTTAATTGAAAAAGTTAGATTTGGTGGAATGAATACTAAAGCTATGAATGAGTTTACAGAACAGTTGGCTAAATTAGGAGCAAAAGCTAACGACATTGAAGCTATAAAATTAAACCTTGGAGTAATGAGATCTGGTTGGGGTGATTTATTTTCTTCAATGGGTAGAAGATTAGATGCAGAGGGGGCACAAGAATTTAGAACATTGTTTGGAGATAAGGTTACTACGTGGCTAGACTCTACATACGACGTATTTAAAAATAGAAAGTCTAAAATAGGTGAAATGTATACACCTACCGCTCAAGTAATGGAATCTGCTAAAGCATCATTTAAACAATTATATAAAGATAATGTAGGAAAAGAATTATCAGATGCAGCAGCACAACAAGAAGTTTTAAAAGTTTATAACTCTGCAAAATTAGAACAAGGATTTAAATTAAACTCTAAATCAGATCCTTACTTTCAAGTTCCTGATTTCTTTTTAAGAAAGTCTGCAGCAGATGACGCGTTAAAAGTTAATGACAGTAGATTAGCAGAAATGACTGGAATACAAAAACAAGTTATAGAAGATTTATTTGGTAAAGGTAATGATGCTTTTCAAACTATTTTAAATGGTACTAATAAACTATCTGGTATTGTAAGACGTAATGAATACTTCGATAATCTTTTAAATACTTCTAATGAATTAAGAGCTGCAGGTAAAACTCCTACGTTTGCTAATAGTAGAGATGAAGCAGCAAGATTATTTGGTGGAGTAGAAAATGTAGACTGGAAAGCAATTACTCCTGTTCAAGCTACTAAAGCAGGGATAAAAGGTATAGAACCTCTTGATCCTTTTCTTGATTATAAACAAACTTTAAAACCATTAAAAGGTGAACGTAAACCTTTATTAAGAGGGGAAGTAGATATGGAACTTCCTATTCATAACCCACTACAAACGAAGTATGCATTAGCAGGAACAGTAGATAGTATTGTAAAACCTATTGATGAAATGGCTGCAGGTAAAAGTCTTACTTCTCAAATTTATCAAAATTTAATTCTATATCCTAAAGCTACATCACAGATGGCTAAAACAATTTTATCTCCATTTACTCACGCAAGAAACTTTGTAAGTGCAGGAGCTTTTGCTATGGCTAATGGTATAATTCCTTTCTCGGACCCTCAAGCAGTTAAGCAAGCGTTTAATGCTTTACAAGTTGCAGGACCGGGAACAAGAAAATCTAATGAGTTTTATCAAAAACTTTTAAGACTAGGTGTAGTTAACTCACAAGTACAACTTGGAGATCTACAAAATTTATTAAGAGATGTTAACTTTGGTGGTGTTACTGGTAAACTTGCATCTGCGGATAACCTAGCAAGTTATGGATTGAACAGATTACTTAAAGGTTTGTCTAAAGTTAAAAAGTTTTCTGAAGATGCGTACACAGCTGAAGATGATTTTTGGAAAATATTTTCTTTTTTAGGTGAGTCTAAAAGATTAAAAAATGCGTATAGATCTGCAGGTTTATCGTTAGGCCAAGAGTTTACAGATATGGCTGGTAATACAGTAAGACTAACTGATGATTTAATAGAAGAACAAGCAGCAGATATAATTAGAAATAATATTCCTAACTACGCTTATGTTTCTGAATTTGTAAAAGGATTAAGAAAATTTCCGCTTGGAAACTTTGTATCTTTCCCAGCAGAAATAATGAGAACAAGCACCAACATTGTATCTAGATCACTAGATGAAATATTTTATACAACTACAATCAATGGCAAACAAGTTAATCCATTTAGAACTATTGGTCTTAAAAGATTAGGTGGTATGGCTTTTACAACAGCTGCCGTACCTGCGGGAATCGCGAGTGGTATGTCAGCGCTTTACAATGTAACACAAGATGAGCGTGCAGCGATGAGAAGATTTGTAGCGGACTGGTCTAAAAACTCTACATTAATTCCAATTAGAGATAAAGAAACTGGTAAATTAAAATACGTAGATTTTTCTCACGCTAATGCATACGATACGATTACAAGACCAATTCAAACTATATTAAACAGAGTACAAGCTGGAGAGACAGATAAAAATGGATTGATGGATGATTTTATTATGGGTATGATTGAATCTACAAAAGAATTAGGTTCACCCTTTGTAAGTGAATCTATTTGGACTCAAGCGTTAATGGATGTAGCTCCTGTTCTAGGTAGAAATGGTAGAACTCCAGAAGGTTACAAAGTATGGAGTGATCAAGATCCTATAGGTACACAAGTTTCTAAAGCAGTGGGACATTTGATTCAATCACAAGCTCCTTTAAATTGGAAACAATTACAAAGAATTGGTTTATCTATGAAACCTACTGATGACAAAGGCAGATTAGATGATAGAGGAAGACAGTATGAATTATCAAATGAGTTAATGGGAATTATAGGTGCAAGAGCAATTGAAATTGAACCTGAAAAATCTATAATTTATAAAACTGCAGATTACTTAAGAGGCGCTAGGGAATCTAAAGCTTTATTCTCAACGGTAGCTTTAAGAGGTGGAGAAGTAACTCCAACTGCATTAGTAGATGCCTATATTAATGCTAACAGAGCTTTGTTTAGCAATCAAAAAGAATTATTAAAAGATGTTCAAGCAGCCACAACATTAAAAGGAGATATGAAAAAAATAGGATCTTATGTTTCTGGTAAGATAGGAAGAAAAAATTATGGTGCTATTCAAAGAGAAATGTATGTTCCTTATGTGCCATCTAAAAATGTATTTCGTAAATCAAAAGAAATAACAAGAGAAATACAAGAAGTTGATCCAACTTATAGAGATCCGTTAAGAGACATACTGCCTATAATTGCTAATATTAGAAGACAATTATTTAGATATGATTTAAATGATATGTTTCCAGAATTAGAAAATCCTCTTAATCTTTCTTTGGGATCAGAAATATTAAACACAGTACAAACTCCTTTAATTAATTTAGGATTTGTAGGAGAAAATAATATTATAAAGCCGCCTATGACTATAGATCCCACTACTGGACTAACTTCTTCTGAAGAGGTATTATTAGATCCTATGGAAAAAATGTATAGAAAAAATCAACGAAAAACTAACAAACCAGTATAATGGCACTAGAACCTAAAAATACGAGAGAACACATTTTATCTTTGTACGGACACATATCAGGTGTTAAGAAAAATTTAAAACATGTACACGAAGACGTAGAAAAGTTGGGCGGTAAGATAGATCAAATCTATTGGGTTCTTTTGACTGTAGCGGGAACTGCAGTCGTTTTTGTGTTAGAAAGGATGTTTGGATGAATCTATCCAGAAATTTTTCTTTACAAGAATTAATTAAATCAGATACTGCAATACGTAAAGGTATCAACAATAATCCTAGTTCAGGTCAAATAGAAAAATTAAAAGAACTTTGTGAAAATATTTTACAACCAGTTCGTGATCATTTTGGCAGAGTAAAAGTGACTAGCGGATTTCGTAGCGAAGATTTGTGTGTTGCAATCGGCAGCTCGGTCAACAGCCAACATGCAAAAGCAGAGGCGGCAGACTTCGAATGTATGGGCACAGACAACGCTGAATTAGCTGACTGGATTTATATGAACCTAGAATTTGATCAATTGATATTAGAGTTCTACACTCCTGGCGAACCCAATTCAGGATGGATACATTGTAGTTATACTACTGACAAACCTAGAAAACAATTTTTGTGGGCGTATAAATCAGAGGGTAAGACTAAATACAAACCTGTAATAGGTAAAGCTAAAGATTTAGTTTAATTACAAATACAACCAAAAAAATATCCACTACCATCATTCATAACGTGATAATTAAATGGTGCATCGTGATATGTTGTAAGATGTAAACGCAATATATCACATAGATCAAAGCAATCTATTTCAGCCATAATTTCAATTCCTTGCATCATTTCTTTTGTAACTTCTACTAGATGATACAGACCGTCATTTAATAATATTAAATCCAATCTCTTAACTCCTCTCCCATAACTTCTGTTGCAATATTAATCTTTTTACGCAAAGCTTTTCTAATCTTTTCATCAACAGTTTTTGGTGCTATAAGGTCAACATATGTTACCGCCTTCTTCTGCCCTATTCTATGCGCTCTGTCTTCTGACTGCAGCCTTTTTTCTAAGTCATATCCATTAGAATAATAAACCACATTATTAGCAGCAGTTAATGTAATACCATAACCACCAGTCTGTGGATTACCAACAAAGAATCGTGCAGGTGAATCTGGGTCCTGAAACTTTTCTATATTTTTTTGTCTGACATCTGCAGCAACTGCACCGTAGTATTGAACTATAGAGTCTTCTCCATATTTTTTAGATATAGCAGCTACAATTTGTTTGATGTCATATACATAGTTAGCCCATATAATTACTTTACCCTCTACTTCTTCAAGTAATTCTAATAACGAAGCTATACGATTGTTTTTTATTTCTGTAATTGTATCATCATCGTTTTTCAGATGCCCACATGTAATCTGATGCAAACGCATTAATTGTGTAAGTACATGAGGAGCGGTAGCCATCTTACCTTTTAGTAGAGCGAGGGCCGCGGACTTCATAGTCTCGTATGTTTTCTTTTGTTCATCTGTTAGTTCTACTTGTCTCTCTATGTATGTTTTTTCTGGTAGATCCAAACAATTTTCTTTTAATACTCTATCAGAAAAAGGTTTTAGTATTCTAGATAACTCTTCGAGTCTTTGATAACCACCAACTAATTGAACTCTACGACCACCAAAGTTTGCATTCTTCATGACTGCGTATCTATTTCTAAATGTATAATAAGAAGTAAAACCAAGTAGCTCTTCATTTAAAAATTCACATTGAGTATACAAATCTAGTGGTGATTTAGTTACAGGAGATCCTGTAAGAATACGTCTATACTTTGCAAGTTTACCTAATGCACAAATAGCTTTAGTTCTTTTTGCAGTTGGAGTCTTTATGGTTGTAGACTCATCGACAGCCATTATTGTTTTGTGGCAATTAAGAAACTTTGTGGCAAACTCAAGGCCTTTCTTTGTCGAAAATGCTTCTACATTCATAACAAGGATGTGAAGGTCATAGTCTACTTTAAATAATTGCTGATACTCATTATCCTTTGTTTTAGATGTAGTCGCAGTCCATAGTACCGTTTTATTTTCTACATGGCTAGGTAAATGATTTGGTATTTCTTGAGAATACCAGTTTCTATATACTCCTTTTGGTGCTATAATTAACGCCCCATCAATTGAACCTTTATTATAAAGTACAGCAATGTTATCAACCAACACTTTAGATTTACCTGTACCCATTTCCATAAAGTATGCAAACTCATCTTTGTACCATGATCTTTCTAATGCACTTTTTTGATGATCATATGGTTTAGTTTTAAATTTATAATCAAGTTTAAACTTGTCAAATATTTTTGTT